ATAAATTTTTTATCATTATATATAGTGTGTGTAAATTCTTGGTGACAGGTGACACTTGACGTTTTTGTTTATATTTCAACATTTATCCGTCATCAATGGCTTGGTGACGCTTGGTGACACCACTCACTATATCGTTGAAATTCCATCATTTTATCAAGTGTTGCCTCTAAGATTTTCTTGGTGACACCTATTAAAACGGTATTTCCTCTTGAACCTCTACAAAACCAATGCTTTCAGAGGTTTTGTCTTCAGTATTCACATGAAGAGCTATTGTCCAAAACCTTATTCCACTGATTCTAATCTGTTTGTCGACTCGTCCTTGGAGGGTATCAGTCAGATTATTCCTGCTGAGCCATTTTGCGAACTCAGCCGGATTGAATCCATTTTCTGAGCATGCCGAGTTGAATACATTTCGTATAATATTTATTTCGCCACTCGAGATTCTCCCGTAGATTTTACCCAATGGCGTATAGTTATCAGTGATAAAACTATTATGATTCTCTGCAATCCATCCCTGGAGCCACTCGTACGCTCGCATATTCTGTGACACATCTTCCTTGCTTGACAAATATGCCTTCATATCCTCAACACCAATAGAACCATTATCAAAGAACATATACTCGCCGAGGATTGCATCAGCCGTCAGCAATAAACTCGCTGCAAGTGCTTGCTTTTCTGTAGATTTCTGATTTAATTCCTTGAAAAACAACTGTTGCAAATTGATTGCTTCTTGCATGACAGAGTCGTCTGAAATGATTCTTACGAACTCCTTCCCTGCATGTCCATAGTTCGATTTAACAACCTTTACTATGCGTCCAGGATCATCGAATAGCTTTGTATCCTCACAGCTAATCTCAATGATTCTATTGACCGCACCCCCTCCAGATGTATTCGAAGTTATTGGCTGCTCTCCGGATGTAATAATGCAGTTCGCCCAAGTTCCATTTCGCTGCAGACCTCCGGTCTTTTGTCCTCTTGCCTTTCCTACGCCTTCCGACAACTGATATATGAGCTGGTCAAAATCTTTGCGATCTTTTATAATCTGGAGCTCATCCAGGATTAGGGGCAATGAGTTGACAAAGCCAGCTGATAACTCTTGTGCTACTGCAGTTGAATTAAACGTATGGATGTACTTTCCCATCTCAGGGTTAGCCCATACTGACGCTGCAAGCATTAATCCAACAGTTTTACCTGTCTCGGTTCCACCGCAAACATGGACGAAAAAGGGTAGGCATGAGCACGGTTCAACCAGTACCGAAGCAAACGCTGCAACTAATAAAATTTTAGGCGCTGGATTATCCCCACTTCGGATTTCTTTCGCTAGGTCCATCCATTTTTTACTGTTGCCTTTTTGCTTCACGCTGTTAAAAAAAGATTTAAAGGCTTCTTCTCCATCAAACACTAGTCCATCAACATAAGGTGAAAACCCATCGTCTCCAACCCATCCGAGACGGCTTACGGATTTCTTGCTTGGTATTACATCAAAGTTTAGATTCTCTGCGTCATGCAAATACTTAACAAGCGCTCTAGAGTTCTCCGAGGTGACTGCAATTCCATAGTCGGCTAGTCCGACTATCGAACTGTTTGATGCAATCTGCTTGCGGTCAACAATAATATCTTTCCAAACTGCACCTCGACGATATGCAAGCTTAATCTTTTCAAGCCCAGTGTCTACATTGTCAAGCCTTAGCACTGGCATGATAGGGTGAGGGCATGCAACTTCTTCCATTCCGCCATATCCTACTCTTGAAATGCCACCATCGTCAGCTGTCCATGTGCCGACTTCAAGCTCAAATTCCTGACCTGTAAAGTTTGTTGCGTTGCATATCAAGTCATTACTTGCCATCTGTTTAAGCATCTTTAAATAAGCTTTATAAAGCGTTGTAAAGTTTTTAATTCCTACAGACTTAGCGTGCTCTGTAACAAGTGCTTTCCTCTGCTCCTTTTCCAGAGCATTATCGCTCTGTTCGATGTATTCAAATGGTACAACTGATGTCAGATAATCCTCTTTTGTAAAATCTATGGTACCCATGGATACATCACCCCCTCAATATTGTCATCTAGCCATTGCTCGGAACTAGATATGTAATAGTCAATTAGCTTCGCTTCGTCAGCTTTAAGATCTGAGCTGCAGCGAACTTTAAATAGTCCTCTATGTATGTCTGTCACTTTTGAATAATAATCGCTTAAATCGGATTTTAGAGCCTCTGCCACTTTCGAGATTTTGCTATTTAACGCAATTTCCTGCCTCTCTCTTATACTTGGCTTTTTATTTACTATCCCGAGCGAAAAATCATAGTTTAGCTTCGCAATCGCTTGAGAAAATGTAATTCCGTTCAACTCCATGGCGAGCGTAATCAAGTCCCCTTTTGCTCCACAACTCCAGCAATGATATACCTTTTCCGTATAGCAAAAGTTATTGTGCTTACCTTTGTGAATAGGACACGGAATCCTACCCTTTGGGCTTGTTCCGTATCCATACATTCTGAGGACATCCTCAATGGTCAGTGCGTTTATTATTTTCTCTGCAACTCCATTCATTTCGAGTCCTCCAATAATCTAATGATTTCCTTGCCGGTGTTTGCCTTGTTGCAAAATACATACTCTATACTGTGTTTGTGCTGCCAGGCTGATAGGATTCTATAGATTTGCAAGCCTATAATCTTACCGAACCTTGGTTTCCACATCATCACATCATCGAGCGATTGTATTTTTACTCCATCAATTTTGTCTTGCTCGACAAGGATGTACATCTTTCCACCGATTTCATCGAGCCTCAGCAACTCTCGCTTGAATCGGTCATGCTGAGATGTTGCGTTCTGAGCAAGCTCAGCTATGTTCTGTTTTCTGTCAATAATGACGAGCGGATTAGATAGATCGCAATAGTCACCAACAAACATCTTGCTTGAGATGTATTTAATTCTCTGTCGGTCAAACTCTGCTATTATCTTTTTAATCGCTCTGTCTTTTTCTCTCGTATCAATCTGTATAATCATGATGCACCGCCTAGAATGGCACATCGTCATCGATTGCCTCGAATGTATCCTTTGGTGACTCAGCTGGTGCCTTTGCCTCGTTTTTGGTATCAACGAAAGTGAAATCATCAACCATCAGATTCCAGAAATATTTGTTTTCCGATTTGCTACACTGCATCGAACCATGGACGGCAATCCTGCTGCCTTTCGCAAAAAACTTGTTAATCACCTCAGCTCGCTTGCCAAACACGGTACAATTAAAGAAATCGGTTTCTTCTCCAAATTTACGATTAACTGCTACCGAAAAGTTACATAAAGAACTAGTCTCACCTTTTGCATTTGTATATGTCTTTAATTCAGGGTCTCTCACTAATCTACCGAAGATGTTAATACTATTCATTTGCCAGCTCCTCCAAAACTTCAATTCTGCTTAGCTTTTTTGTCTGCCTACAGTAAGCACATTTTTCGCACCTTTTCGGCTCGATTAGTCCGCTTTTTATATCAGCAAAATGGTCGACATAATGTTCAACGATCTTTAATGCAGCATCTAGCTTGTACCGTGGAACCTGGAACAATCCTAAATCAGCTCCATCCTTCTGCTTTGTCGCACCAGCAATGATAAATGGCAGCCTCTTGCCTGTACTTGCCTCAACTACTGCCTGGTAAATGGCGCCCTGAATGTCGTACCCCCACGCCTCTACGAAACTAACTCGTCCAAGTTCCTCGACATATACCGGCTCAAAATCACGCATTACCTTTAGATCTACGATTGCCTTCCCTTCGTGGTAGCTATCGATTCGGATTTTAAACTCGTGCCCAAACAACTCGGCAGTCATAATTACTTGCTTTTCACCGCTCATGTATTTCATAAACATTTCATCTCGCTCGAGTCTGTTTATAATCTCATTCGCTTGAGTATACTCAGCCTTTAGACTTCCGTCTCGTTTAAGGATTTCCGGGTGCTGCGCCATGAAAAGATCTAAAGTTCCCTCAAAGTGTGCGTCAACATATGATCCAACCAATAGCGCAGTGCTTGTTTCTTCTTCTGTTTCTCCACTAATTCTTGCCATAGTTGAAGCTTCGCACTTCATGAATGATTTAAACTGAGACGAGCCGAAGTATTTCAGCTCGTTTTCTTTGTCAAAATAGTTTTCTCTTGTTAGCATTTAACTGCCTCCTTACAAATAATTAATCTCGAGTTCATCCGAGTTGGTTGTTCTTGTTGCAATAAACTGCAAGCCCTTCTCTTTGCACTTTGCGTATAACCTTTCACGGTTCGAATCAGACAGTCTTTCGACGCCATCTATGAGGATAACCTGCAGGCTGTTTGGTTTAGATAGTGCCACATCTACACAGAGCTCAAGCTTTTCTCCCTCGGATAAGTTTGTGACTGGCAATCCATTTATAAGCGGAATTCCATTCTCAACTGTTAGGCCAGCAACTGGCAGTGTAGCCGTCTCAAGAATTTCGCCAGGAAGCTTACGAGCAAGCTCAATCTTTCTTGTAAACTCATTTGATACCTCCGTAAGCTGCTCTGTTTCTTCTTCCTTTGCCTTGAGGCGAGCGTATTCGTTTAAGTGTCTTTTCATCTCTTCTGCTGTAGATATTTCGTCCGATAACGCAGTAGTATCAACTATCGGCTTATCTATATATTCGTTAGCAGTACCTATATCCTTTTGCAACTTTGCAACCTTTGTCTCAAATTCAGCAATCGCAACACGATTCTTATCTTCCAGCTTTGCGTCAAGTCCTTTGAGTTTCTCTTCCGTAGCGAGCTGTTCTGCTTTGAGTCTTTCGATGTTTGCCTTTAAACTCTCTCTTTCTGATGCAATCGCACGCTCATTTGATGAAATGCTAATTTCTTTTTCGGCTTCATATCCTCGCATTTTGTTGTCATATGAGTCCTTAAAAGCTTTTGCTCTCATTATCAGATCGTTGCTTTGTCTTATCTTCTCAAGCTCGTGATACTTCGCTGATAAATCAAATGCCTCCCATTTATCAGCCTGATATCCGCTTGGAATATCCTTTGAGATGTCTTCAATCAACGCCCTGTTATTTCTGATATCGCGATTCACGTTCTGGCGCTCCTGAAAGTAGTAACCCTTTTCGGACTGGATATCATTCAGCACCTGCAAAATATTTTGCTCATAATTGACATCCGGAGGGATTTCCCCAAACTGATCCCTTATCCAGTTAAGGTCCCAATCATACTCAATTAGATCCAGGATTACACGATTCTGCTCTGCCTTTGTCATCTGGGTGAATTCGACTGGGTTGAGCTGCAGTGGTGTGAATAGTGTCTTGAGCATAGACTCAGGACTACCTATTTCTCGGCCAGCTTCTTTGACTGACTTATAATCAGCCTTATCCGTGCGCTTCTTTCTGTTGATATACAGGCCTGCACCTGCCTCGATGAGTATTTCTCCCTCTTTTTCTCCATTTCGTATGATATAATCTCTATCAGACTGATTTGTTAGAGCATATCTGATTGCATCAATCACGGATGTTTTCCCCGTTCCGTTTGAGCCAGATAGCTCTATGTTTCTTCCATCAAGTTCGGTTTCGCTGATTCCAAACAAATTTTTAATCTTAATCTTAGTTATTCTCATCGTTTAATATATCTCCCTCTAAATCTGCTTTCTCCTGCTCTGCTTTGACTTGCTTTGCACAATCCATGCAAAGTGTTCGTCCAAATTTACTCTTCGAACTCTGCGCAATAGCCCTTGCCGTGTACTTACCTTCATCTGTAATTTGGCATCCGCACTCATCACAGAAATATTCATCTTGTTTAGGTGCAAATGGTCTTACCCTGATTCCACCCACCTTGTCGCCAGCAAACATCACATTCGGGTCGGCAAAGACTAATATCTTATGACCACCCCATTCTTCAATAAATGGAGTTCCCGTTACTTTTTCTATAGTCTTCATATTGGTTACGTTCCCTACCATTTTAAGCTGTCTGCCATCTTCACCAATTTCTTTGAAGTAAATGACTGGCTCTTTATCTTTTCTGCCTTTTTCTCCCGTTATCTCTTCGGACTTCACTGCATAATCAATCGTTAGTTCCTTGTCTGAGTCCATGCAATACCAGGCTCCAATATACTCTTTATTAAAGCACTTCTTCCAATGTGTTTTAGTACTCATATCCACCCTCTCCTTTGTCTATAATTATTTGAGCGTTAAGCTGCTTTGTGCTTGTCATAAATGCTGTTTGCGTAAATGCCATGAGTTCATCCAGGTTATCAAACTTGAACACAAGCGAATTTTCTGGATTGAATATTGTCACATAGCCCGTTATCTTACTCATTGTTAGCCCTCGCTTTCTTGATTGCGTTCGTTACGATTTCAAGGATAAACTCTATGTCATCATAGTTAACCAACCAGTTCGGAATGCTCACAAGCTGATTGATAATCTTGCTTGCATACTTCATCATTACATTTAGCTTGTATGGTTGTATTGCGTTTAGCCCTTGCTCTGGGAGCTCAGGTGTGATATTATGAAATTGGATTTCGGCGCTCTTCGGAGCGTCTTTTTTTATGTTCTTCATGCTTCCTCCTTTTGTTATTTATTTAGTATCCTTTCTGCATAAGCCTTGCCGTCTTCGGTATTGCCCGAATTGTATACGCTCAGTGCATCCTCGTAGTTTCCGTATTTGTCATAGAGGTCTGACAAGATACTGCACCCTAGAATCACGTTCTCTTGTGGGTCAAATAGGCTTACGATTCCTAATTCTTCCATCCTTTTCTTGTGGTGCTTTGGTTGAATCTGCATTAAGCCTATTGATTCGCCATTGTCTCCTACTGCGTTAGGATTTCCCCCTGACTCCTCAACAATGATTGCCTTGACGATGTTAGGGTCTACACCGCTTCTAGTTGCTATATCGTCAATCATTTCGTTTGAGATTCCCTTTACATCAATTTGTATGTTGCTAACGACTTTGTATTCCGTCTGCTGATACACTTGAGGTGTATCTATTGCCGTTGCTATGCCGTTTAAAGCAAGTACTGTCGATATAAATAGTGATGGTGGTATAACTGATTTAATTTTCATAGTGTCCTCCTTTCTAGCATCTTGTATGACTTGTTTATGCTGTTGATGTCTAGTCCTGCCAGGTCATATAAGACGTCTTTGTTTAAATAGTTGTCATGCTCGCAGTACATCTTGATTTCTCGCTTTGTCATTTCATCGCGAGTCAGCTTTACAATCTTTGCTGCAGTAGACCCTGCGCATCCGAATAATTTTTTCACATCGCTAGACGTGAAGTATGTTAGCGAGTGATACATCTCAAATGCTGTCTTTACATCTGGTCTTACATTTGGAAATCTCATTTTGTAGCTCCTTTCTATTGTTGTGTTATAATCTCCTTAAACTAATGAAAGGAGGTTATAAAAATGAAATCATTTGATGATTTTATGGATTCCATTAACGACGCTAATTTCGACAAATTTTCTCAAACTGTAGCTGCCAAAGTCGGCGTCGAGCTTAATCCTCATGACGACAAGCTCGTGAGAACAACTATTATTCTTGTCCTCGAATACTTGCGCCAGTATCACGAATGGCTCTCGAAATAGAGCTAGGAGTTCGTCTGGAGCCTTCCTCAAACCATTCATATTTATTTATGCGAAGGCTCCATCTTTTCCCATCAAGCATTAAGTTCATCTCTGTCACATACTTCATTGGTTCTCCGTTAAGCAAATAGATTCCTTTTTCTAAATCAACGTGTATAGATTTAAATTCTTTATAGTCTTTCATATCTTCTCCTTTCTCGGTTCCTACATCCCTTATGTAAGCCGATAAAACTAAATCCTTGCTATTCGAGCACATCGCCAATACAATATATCTATGCCGATAGGCAAGAAAGGAAGGTGGTCACATTGACCAAACTTTTGAACTTGCCCGCTCCCTTGATTTAAGGTCGCCTATTGTGGTCCCACAACACGTTAAACTGGGTAATGGCAGAATACTGATGCAGCGTAATGTTCGGGTACGTATAAGCCCAGGACCTTGTCAGTCCTAAAATCCGACTCACTGTATCAAGTACTCCTGAATGTTGTTAGCACAAGGCATGGTAGCAGAACTAAAACTGCTAAAGTAACAGCTCGCCCCACAGAAGCATTAGGTGCCTTCTGATGTGGTGAAAACCTGCAAGGCGTCAAGGGTAAACAAATTTAGACAAAGACTGGTAGAGAAGGCACCTCTATCGGTCTTTTGTTTTATCGACTTACATAAGGGATGTAATTTAGTTAACTTCCCTCCTCCTTTCCAGCTGGTGTGATTGCTTAATCTAGTTTAATTAGATTCAATGGGCAAAAAATATATAGACTCGACACTTCTGTCAACAATCTTCGCAAAGTCATTCGCCATTTTTATTGTCATTTTTTCAGGATGTTGTTCAAACTTCATATATGTTTGTGGATGTATATTCAGGGCTTCTGCTACATCCTCTTGTCTTAACCCTGCGTTTATTCTTGCCGCCATACAACATGGTAGATGAGTTATCTATATTATACCCAAATACAATCCAAAATCAATCAAATCGAGGTTTTTTTTAGGTATTTTTTTACCAAA